CTATGTTTGAAACGTACATAAAAATGTGGGAAAATTTATTTTCTTACAAAAACTTTAAAAGCGAAGTTCAAAAATGGAACAAAAAAACTGTTCAATTTTGGCAAGACGCTATTGAAGATATAACAATTTCTAAAAAAGAAGATAATGATTAAATTTTTTAAAAAATATATTTGTAAAATCTTTCACAACAAAAAATGTGTTTGTTGGTATAAAAAGATTGAGAGCGGCACTTTGTAATGTCTAAGAAAAAGATAACGCCAAAACAATACGCAGATGTATCAACTGGCGTACGTCTTTCTTCACACGAAAAACTTTGTGCAGAACGAATGAAGCAATTGCACGAAAGTATTAAAGAGTTAAACAAAGAAGTTAAACAATTAAGACAAGATGTTTCTAAAGGTAAAGGAGCAGTTAGTCTTCTTGTGTTTATATCTACAATCATAGCAACAACTATTGGATATTTTCAATTTAAAGGATAAATATGTTTAAAATAATGGCATTAATGTGCGTATTTGCAGTTAATGGACAAAATTTATGTCTTGTTGGTGATATACCATCTAGTAAATTTAATACTGAACAAGATTGTTTAAATGCGGTTATGAATATAGTAAATTTTACAGACGAAGATTTTAAAAGCAGAGGCATTGGTATGCAGATGCAATGTGTAAAACTACCAGAGAACGTTTAATATGGCATTTCCAATATTAAGTGCAATAAAATTAGCGGCAGAAGCTGGAAGTCATATTTATAAAAAACGTCAACAAACTAAAATGTTAATGGCTGACGCTCAGATGAAACACGCTGAGAAGATGGCTAATGGTGAAGCTGAGTATGCAGGTAAATTATTAGAAGCTAGACAATCAGATTGGAAAGACGAATTTGTTCTAATAATAATTTCTTTACCTATAGCTGTCTTAGCTTGGGCTGTTGTTAGTGATGACCCAGAAGCTTTAGAAAAAATTAAATTGTTTTTTGAATATTTTTCACAACTTCCTAGTTGGTTTACTAATTTATGGATTTTAGTAGTTGCAAGTATTTATGGAATAAAAGGAACTCAGATATTTAGAGGCGGAGATAAAAAATAATGACTAGAAAAACTAATAGTATGTTAATTGGAATATTAGGTGTCATATTGTTAGGTTTAAGTACGTGGGTTCTTGTAACTCTAGTGGAATTACAAACTTTAGTTGCTATTATTCAAGAAGAATTAATGGGATTAGATAAGGTCATAGGTCGTATCTACAATCACATTGACAGACTAACATCAAAATAATGAATAAAAAACTTACATTTGAATTTATTAATGCAGGTACTTTTCAAGAATATGATTATACTTGTGAAGATGCTGAATGTGAGTGGAAGCAAGTAACTGAATATTGGAGACTAAATGGCTAAACAAAAATTTTTACATTTTGAACCAAGACAAAAGCCTAAAAAAAGAAAAGGAAGAAATGCAAAACGACCAAATAAAAAACAACAGCGTAAAAAGTACAGAGGACAAGGAAGATAAAAATAATTTAGACCAGATTATTAAAGAGTTACCTCAGTTATTGGTAAAACACGCTTATGCAAAATTAAAATCAGGTCAAGAATTAACAGCTTCAGAAATGAAAGTATGTTTAGAGGTTTGTAAAACATATAGTACAGATAGTTTACAAAAGAAACCTGATAACATACTAGAAGACGTTCCTTTTGATATAAATGAATAGTAAACTTAAAAATTTTAAAAATTTCTTGTATCTTTGTTGGAAGCATTTAAACCTTCCAGAACCAACACCTATACAATATGATATAGCTGATTACTTACAGTCTAAAGATAAAAGATTAGTTATTCAAGCCTTTAGAGGTGTAGGTAAATCTTGGATTACTTCAGCATTTGTTTGTCATCAATTATTGTTAAATCCACAACGTAACATACTTGTGGTATCTGCATCTAAAAGCAGGGCTGATGATTTCAGTACATTTACACAAAGATTAATTGGTGAAATGCCAATATTAACACATTTACAACCTAGAGATAACCAAAGACATTCTAAGGTATCGTTTGATGTAGCGCCAGCGTTAGCATCACACGCACCTTCAGTGAAGTCTATGGGTATTACAGGTCAGTTAACAGGTTCAAGAGCAGACTTAATTATTGCAGACGACGTAGAATCTGCTAATAACTCACAAACTCAGTTAATGAGAGATAGATTAGGTGAGACAGTAAAAGAATTTGATGCGATTATTAAACCCGAAGTAGGTCGTATTATATTTTTAGGAACACCACAAACAGAAATGTCATTGTATAATGATTTGGAAGAACGTGGTTTTAAAACTAAAATATGGACAGCATTATATCCTACTAAGGCACAACTAATAAGTTATGGGCATAAGATAGCGCCTATGATTGCAGAGATTACAGATAAAGAAGGTAAACCAACAGACCCTAGAAGATTTGATGAAGTTGACTTATTAGAACGTATGTCATCATATGGTCGTTCTGGATTTAACTTACAGTTTATGTTAGACACGACTATGTCTGATGCAAACAGATACCCTTTAAAATTAAACGATTTAATTGTGTTGTCAGGTTGTTCAACTTGGAAAGAAGCACCAGCTAAAATACAATGGGCTTCTGGTGTAGAACAAATAAAAGGTATTGACCCTGATATACCAAACGTAGGTTTAAAAGGTGATTATTATGTAGCACCAATGCATATAAGTCCTGAGTTTACACCTTTTGAGGGTTCTGTTATGTCTATTGACCCTTCTGGTCGTGGGGAAGACAAAACAGCGTATGCGGTGCTCAAAATGCTTCACGGAGTGCTTTATTTGACTGCTATAGGCTCTTTAGACGGTGGTTACAGCGAAGATACTATGGCTAGACTAGCTCATATTGCTAGAGAACAAGATGTTAACTATGTTGTAATCGAGAGTAACTTTGGTGATGGTATGGCTACACAGTTATTAAAACCTGTAATGGCTAAGATACACCCTTGTGAAATAGAAGAAGTAAGACACAATATTCAAAAAGAAAAGCGTATTATAGATACATTAGAACCTATTATGAACAGCCATAGACTGGTTGTTGATGATTTAATTATTAAAGAAGACTTTAAACTAGAACCTGACCATCAGTTGTTTAGACAGATGACTAGGATAACCCGAGACAAAGGAGCTCTAAGACACGACGACCAAATTGATGCTTTGGCTATTGCCGCTAATTATTGGGTTGAACGTATGGACAGAGACCAAGTCTTATCATACAACCAACACAAAGAAGATTTGCTTGACAGAGAACTTGAGAAGTTTATGGAATCAGCAATTGGAAAAGAACCACAAGAGGATAGATTCATATAATATGGAAAAAAATTATAAAATAAACTGGAATTTTATTTCAGGATTAGAAGGAGAAAACCACCATAAAGGTTATCAACCTACTAATAATAGTGGTGTAACTATAGCTACAGGGTTTGATTTAAAAGAAAAAACACCTGAAAGTCTTAAAAAAATGGGCTTTAATGACGTTTTAATAAGCAAATTACAGCCATATTTAGGTCTTACAGGCTCTCAAGCTAAACAAAAAGCTGGCGATTTAATATTAAACGAGATAGATACTAATGAAATTAATAAGTTGTCTAAAGCATTTTATGCTACTGACATAGCTAAACAGTACAATAAAGCTTCTAATGGTAAGGATTTTAAAGATTTAACAGATGCACAACAGACAGTTGTAATGTCTGTAGGGTATCAATATGGTTCCCTTAGTAGAACACCTAAGTTTCTACAAGCAGTAGTTGAAGATAGGTGGTCAGATGTTGTCAAGGAATTGAATAACTTTGGAGATAATTTTAAGACTAGACGAGAAACCGAAGCTATTTATTTACAAGAAAGAATGTAGTACCCAAAATATTTTATAAAAAAATATGAAGGGGTATATCACTGTAGCGGCACCCGAGTTTCCCCGTAGGGTACACACCTAGCGAGGCGTAAAGCATACCCCGTAGGCAAGCAATGATAAGGATTAGAAAGTATATACACCGGTAAGCCTAAAGGTTAGCCCAAAGTCATACAAAATATATCGCCGTGCCTTCGAGCTCGTCTGTTTTTTTAGTTTAAGAAACAGGCGTGCACATAGCCTTTAATGACACATAGAGACACATAGAGACGCATAGAACACTTTATATTAACCTTGAGCCACACATTAAATTTTTAATTAAGGTACCCGTATTAGATAAAAGAAGGGTTAACCAGTATATAGAGTGTAGTAGGTAGTAGTAAGGGTAGTACTTAGGGTATTACTTAGGGTACTACTTAGGGTACTACTTAGGGTAGTACTTAGGGTACTACTAACAGGGTCACTTACTTACTTACTTATTAAAGTAATAGTAATAAAGACAATATACAAGATATGCCTGTTTTTTTCTAAATTGGCACATTTTGCCACACCTAGCAATTATTTTGTATTTAATGTTGACAATGGCTTTTAACTATGAAATAAAGCTTATAGTTTATTTTTTGTTTATTTTTTAAAACTTTAAACCATAAAAAAATATAGAGCCATACACGGTGACGCCTATAGTTAACAGGCTTAATCTGGGCTAGTTGTCTTTAAAGTGTATGGGGAACCCTCTCAAGCCAAAGGCGAGCGCCGCAAGCGTTGTAGGTTGGCTTATTTTGTTTGTCTCATATTATCAATATGACTGATGAGCTGTCAGTAACAGCGAAACAAACAAACTAACAATAAGGCACAATATGGATATAGCACAAATAATGTTTCCTAAATATGATAACAAAGGGCACAAACTAACTACACCTAAAATGCTTGTAATGGAACTTTGCAAAAAATTTAACGGCTGTACTGTTTATAGTGGTGACGGGTCTTGGATTAATAACAAAGGTAAGTTATACGCTGAGCCTGTTTCTATTATTCAAACCGCTTATAAGAACACTATTAAGAATAAAGCATTTATTAAAAAGTTAATTGTAAAGTATGGCAAACTATCAAAACAAGAAGCTGTTTTTTTGTCTTTAAACAATAAAGCAAAAATTATTAATTTAAAGTAACACTGATGAGGTTTTATTAACCGAAACTGAGCGGCGCAAATTTGCCGCTTAGTCTGTTGCATATGTTGGGGAAAGAAACTCATTATCTCGTTAAGAGTGCACTTACAAATATGCAACTTATTAAATACAAACAAACAAACAAAGGATATATATATATGTCATTACAAAAACATTATTTAAGAAGTACTAAAAATCTATATAGCTGTGTCTCAAACGGCGTTACAGTTTATTATTCGTACGTGACGCCTGTAGCTATTAAAGACCCGTTTAACGTGTTGAATGTGTGTGAGAATGTCTGGTCTGTAACTACTGGGCGTCACTTAACGTGGATTGACGGCGGCACACCTGAAGCCAAAAAAAAGCGTTTAAATTATGGTGACTTTCAAAAACTTAAAGACATTTACGGCGTTGAGCGTGAATATTGGTTGAACTCAAGTTATATTAGACCAAAGACAGACACTGTGCCGGAAATTATTAAGTTTGATGAAATGTTACCGGACAGTTTACAATTGTTAAAAATATAATAATAAACACAGAGCGAAACAAAGCGTCGTTAAGACTAGACGGCGTTTTGTCTTATGGTTTTGCCATAACTGATGAGCTCAGTAAGCTTAAACAAACAAACAAC